CTTTGGGAGCTTAGACAGTCTCCCTTTTTCGCTAGATAGCGATATTTGGGTATCTAATGCCTGTGTTAACTTAGCAAACGCTGGTATTACAGCTAATGCTATTCTTACTGCTGATCCAGAAAGAACTCTAGGTGGTCAAGCAGAAATACTAGGTGTCGCTACTGTTACAAGTAACGGAATACGCCTAGCAAATGGCAACGCAGAAATACTAGGTACGGCATTAGTAGAAACCCTAGGTGGTCTTACATTAGGTGGAAGTGCAGAGATAAATGCCAACGCTAATGTAGAGATTGCTGGGTCAAAAGTAGCCTATGGTTTAGGCGAAGTAGTTTGTAGTGCCAATGTGACTACAAATGGCATAATTACGGCTACAGCAAAAGGCTCGATTAACGGCTCTGCAAGCATCGAATCAGGCTCGACAAGGGTTAGATATGCCGATAGCGAAATAAACGCTACAGCGAGCCTACAAAGCGATTCTATACGGGTTGCTCTAGCTAATGCACAGGTTATTGGCACAGGCAGTATGAGTGGACTTGGTGGCATGAGTTACCAAGGATTTGTAGAAATTAACGCTACAGCTACAGTCGATGTAAATGGCAGAATAATTGCTAATGCGTATGTAGAAATAAATAGCAGTAGTAGCTTACAAGCTAAAGGCTTTAAGTTTGGCGAAGAATGGTCAACGGAAACTGCTGGCACAGAAACATGGACAGAGCAATCTGCTGGTGCAAATACTTGGACAACCGAAGTTGCTGGTAACGAATCGTGGACACCAGTAAATGCTGGCTCTAACACTTGGACAGATCAGAATACAGGAAGCAACACATGGCTACAACAAGGATAACTTTTACAGAATGGCTACCTGACCAACCTGGTGTAGCGGGTGCGATGACAGAAGCCAAGAATGTATATCCAATAGCAAATGGCTATGGTTCTTTGCCGTTAGAAGTTAATTTGTCTAACAATGCAACAGAAAACTTGAATAACATTTTTGCTGCTAAGAATAATACGACTACGCTATTGTTTGCTGCGGGTGCTACTAAGTTGTTTAAATACAACTCAGCCACTACAAACTTAGATAATGTGTCTAAAGCTGGTGGTTATACAACAGCATCAGGCGAGCGCACATTCTTTACGCAGTTTGGCAATACGATTATTACTGCTAATGGCACAGATAAGCTACAAGCGTTTACTATTGGCTCGTCTAGTCTATTTGCAGATGTCGCTGCTGCTGCACCTACAGCGCACTATGTAACAGTTGTAAGAGACTTTGTAGTAGCAGCTAACGAATTATCGTATCCCAATAGAGTGTACTGGTCAGATATTAACGATGAAACTGATTGGACACCTGGCCCTACAAGTCAGTCAGACTTTCAAGACTTAGCCGATGGTGGCGATGTTATGGGCATAAGCGGTGGTGAGTTTGGTTTAATATTGACAGAGCGTTCAGTAGTTCGTATGTCGTATATTGGTTCACCATTCTTCTTTCAGTTTGATACGATAGCAAGAGGTTTAGGTTGTATTACGCCTAACAGTATTAGCCAATACGCTAGTACAACATTCTTCTTATCAGACGATGGCTTTTACAGTTGCGATGGTCAAGCAGTAAAGTCGATTGGCTCAGAGAAAGTAGATCGCTTTTTCTTTGCCGATGTAAATCTTAGCAAGATAGATGAAATGTCTTGTGCTGTAGACCCAGTTAAGAAACTAGTTATTTGGAATTACACAGACACCTTTGCTGCAAAAAAACAATTAATTTACAACATTATCTTAGGCAAATGGTCGTATGCAGAAACTACTGCTACTTTTATTAACAATGTTTACACACCTACACTAGCCTTAGAAAGTTTAGATGTTTACGGAACGCTAGACTCATTAGGCGTTAGCTTAGACTCACGCCAATGGGCTGGTGGTGCATTGTTACTAGCGGGTGTAACAAATGCTAGAGCAATATCGTTTACAGGCGCAAGAAAGACAGGATCGCTAATTACAGGTGATTTTGGTGTGCCAAACGCACAATCTGTAGCTACATTAGCAAAGCCAGTTATTGACAATGGCTCTGCAACTATATCTATAGCCTCTCGTTTGAACTTAGATGGTGCGTTGACATTCTCAACAGCAGCAGCAGCAGACAGCGAGAACAGAGTAGGCGTTCGATCTGCTGGTAGGTATCACAGAATTAAAACAGTACCAACAGGTTTATGGACAAGCGCATTAGCAGTCGATGTAGATATTGCACCACAGGGAACTAGATAATGTTTCGTACATTACCGAATTTTGGTTCTGATCCACGAAATGTTGCTGAAGTTGTACGCCAAATATTAAACGGCAAGACCAACAATACGGGTACGGTTACATTAGCCACAGGAAACGCTACAAGCACGACTTTGTACGATGAGCGTATTAGTCCAGATACCAAGATTATATTAGTGCCATTCTCGGCTGCTGCTTTTAGCGATACTGCGCCTTATGGGATGTTTCAAGATTCTACCGATCAAGCAGCAAGTACAACCTCTGCCGAGTTTTTAACTGCGTACAACACGACAGACTACTCAAACGGAGTATATGTATCAAACACTAGCAGAATCAATGTACGCAATGCTGGTTTATATGCGGTGCAATATTCTCTACAGTTTAAGAATACAACGAATGATGGTCAAGATGTAGATATATGGCTAAAGAAGAATGGCGCAAACATAGCGGGTACAAACAGCAAGTTTCATATTTCAGCTAGAAAAAGCAATAACGATCCTAGTCATTTAATTGCAGTAACTACATTTCTTGTAGATTTAGCAGCAAACGACTACATAGAAATAGCGTTTCATGTAACAGATATTGGTGTAAGCATGGAACATTTTAATGCGGTAACTGCATCAGGTACAACACCAGCAATACCAGCTACACCATCGGCAATCGTTACAGTAACATCTGTTGCACCTCAAGCGTTTATAAGCGTTTATGTTAGTTCGCAAACACAAGGGTCAGCTACAATTAGTCATTACGCAAATAACACAGCAAATAAAACCTATGGGTATGTTTTAGTTGGATAAACAGTACATAGAAGTTATAAATTTACGAAACTGGTGGCATTTTGTCAGACCAGGCTTAGAAGATATACTCAAAAAATCACCTGAGTATTGGATTCCAGAGGATGTTTATACCGATCTGTTTAATGGCAGATCACAGTTATGGGTATTCTCAGAGAATAATTACCCTGTCGGTTTTGCAATACTAGAAAACAAACAGACAGAGTTGCATTGTTGGTGTGGATGGGCAAACAGTAATGGTCATTTCAAAAACGCTGTTGAATGTGTTTCTGAAATTGCCAAGGCTAGTGGGCATAAATATTTAACTTTTGAATCTAGGCGTACAGGGTGGGATCGTCTTGCACCTAAGTTTGGGTTCAAACCAAGAAAATGGATTAAGGAGATACTATGAGTAGTGGCGGAGGTGGTGGCGGTACTAATACTGTTACAAGGACAGAACTTGATCCAGTAATGCGACCCTTTGTTCAATATGGACTAGAGGAATCAACACGACTATATCAACAGCCTAATTTACCTAGCTATTATCCTGGTCAAACCTATGTCAGCCCAAGTCAACAGACTCAAGCTGCGCTACAGGCTGCACAACAGAGAGCCACTATGGGCAATCCGTTGACACCAGCAGCACAGCAACAAGCTCTAGGTACAATCCAAGGTCAGTTTCTAGGTGGAAACCCTTTCTTTGAAGGAGCATTTCGTGGTGCTACTCAACAAGCGCAGACGCAATTCCAAGACGCAACCCAACAAGCTCTATCAAACGCTAGTCGGGCTGGGCGTTACGGCTCTGGTGCTATGGGTACTGCTTTAGATCGTGCTACTGGAGCATTTGGTCAAGCCCTTACAAATACTGCTGGAGCATTAGCGTATCAGAATTACGATACTGAGCGTGGTAGACAGCAAGCCATGATTGGCGCAGCACCTCAGTTAGCTGGTGCAGACTACGAGGACATCAACAAGATGCTTCAACTAGGTCAAGTATCAGAAGGCTATCAAGAGACTGCTCTTGCCGATGCTGTTAACAGATTTAACTTTGCACAGCAAGCCCCTTATCAAAAACTACAAAGCTATCTATCAGGCGCTTATGGCGCACCCGCTGGTATGCAAACAAGTCAACCTGTCTATCGTAACCAATTTGGTAATGTATTGGGCGGTGCGTTAACTGGCGCAGCATTAGGCGGTACACCAGGCGCAGCAGTAGGCGCTGGTCTTGGACTGTTAGGATAAATTATGTCAGGGATGGAAATTCCATTATTGTTAGCTGGTGGCGGTGCATTGCTTGGCTCACGATTAGACAAAGATAATCCTGGGCGTGGCGCATTTTTAGGAGCTACTGCTGGATTTACAGGTGGCGCAGCATTTGCTCCAGCAGCAGCAACTGGTGTTGGCTCTGTGGCTGCTGGTGGTGCTGCAACAATAGAAGGAACGGCTGCTGCATCATCTTTAATGGGTACACCAAGTCCATTTGCAACATCTATGTATCAACAAGCAGTACCAGGATTAACAATGACAGGGCCAGGCTCTCAAGCTGCTATGTTGGCAGCACAAACAGGTGAGTTTGGGTTTCAAGGTTTAGCTAGTACGGCTGGTTCTGGTGGTAGTCCATTTTTTAGCGCACTATCAGGCACATCACCTATTAGTCCTAATCAAGCTATGTCATTACAAAGGCAAATGGGTGGACTGTCATCTCAAGGTGGAACACAAACACAAACTGGTGCATTTAGACCAGGACAACAAGTTAACCTAGCAGACCCAATCGCATCTTTACTCGCTCCAAAGCGTAAAAAAGAGCGACCAATGATTTCTCTATTGTGAGGCACAAATGGCACTATTAGATTATTTATTCCCACCGCAAGATAACCAGCTTGGCGGGTTACTTGGCATGGATGATGAGCGTTTACGCAAACAAGCTCAACAAGCTGGTCTACTTAATATGGGTCTAGGTATTATTTCTGCAAGTGGGCCAAGCAACAGACCACAAGGTTTATTACAACCTGTGGCTTCAGGCATTATGGCTGGTCAACAGGCATACCAAGGCACGATGGATCAACAGATGCAACAAGCTGCTGCTCGTCAAAAACTAGAAAGAGAAGCTAATTTTAGAAAAGCAATAGAAGGTTCATTTAGTATGACTCCAAGCGCAGAAGGAATAAGACAAACACAAACTAATATTGACCCTGGTCTATTAGAAGGAATGTCTGCTCAACAAGTAATTGCTGCTGCTCCAAAAACAGAGCGTGTATTAGATGAAAACAAATTTATGTCTGCATTATCAGAATACTATCCGTTAGAGTTTGCAAAAATGCAAGCAACTGCACAAAAAGACACATCACCATCAAAAATTAAAGAGTTTGCAGCGTTTCAAGCAATGCCTGAAGATCAAAAACGGGCATACATCCAAATGCAAACATTAATGAACCTTTCAATTTAAC